TACGGTCAGAAGTATGAGTGTCCGATTTGTATGGACGAAATCTTCGGTAGCGACCTCCACATCACCAAGTGCGGACACTTCTTTTGTAAGGGATGTATCGCCGGTCTGCCACCGCAGTGGGAACGCACGGATGGATGCCCCTCTTGCCGAGCAAGGGCGTAGATGTAGGGCGATGTAGCATTTTCCGCAGACTTTCACTATAGGAACCAAACAATTTAGGGCAAGACGCAAACTCTGCGATTTACCCTACATTGACCTACATTGGATTGCTTAATAATATAACCTCTTCATATAGGAGATGGACTTGACCGAAACAAGGAGATTGCCTACTGACTATGGGTCTGATGTAGTAAGCGTCCTACGCAAGATGTCCTTCACCAACTTGCTACACTTCAAACTGATGGGCAGTGCGTCGCTCAAGGAGCAACACTTTGCCGGAGACTACGATGCCTACGAGCGTGTGCCTATCAAGAGCATCGCTACCGCAGTCAAGCAGTTCCAACACATCGTCCGGTCTCTGATGGAAACGCCCTTGACCTACATCGGCGACATCAAGAGCGGTGAGGTGTCAGAGTGGAAGGTCTTCGGCGACGAGGAGACCTACAATGCGGTGCGGATTGGGAAGAAGGTGGATGCTCTGCGTCAGAAACGCATCATCACCGAGCAAGAGCATAGGGATGCCCTTGCGATGCTCGTGCCGAAACCCACTGCGTATCAAGAACTGGAGATACGCCGAGACCTTCGCTTCCACATTGTCCGCTGGACTGCGAAGGAGGTCTTGAAGGGGTCAAAGGTGCTACACGACCGACGCATCTACACCCTTGCCGACGCCTTCAAGTCGCCCACCATTACAAAGTTGGATGTCATCTCGTGGGTCGCCGGTAATCGCTTCACGGACTTCAGTTGTATCTATGAGTTCGTGCTGAATGGCAAGGTTCTCAATAGGGGTATCAAGGATGTAGAACAAGCACTGAAGGAGAACATCCTACAACTCTATCACGACAAGAACTACTTCAAGATGGCAAAGCGTATGTTCGCCCTTGCGAAGTTCAAGGGTTCCTATCCTCTATTGACAGCACTGACACCGCTGTTTAATGGGGACTTGGGTCGCCTCTATATGGTCTATGGCGACTTGGGAACACTGGAGTATATGATGGAGAACTATCACCATCTGCCCCAAGAGAAGATTAAGTTTGAGATTGACCAGTTCAAGAACCGCTTGGGTTCCATCGCCCTACCCAAGTCCGACGAGGTCAGCGATATCATTGACAAACTGCTCCATCTCCACCACTACACCGAGAACTCCGCCCAGATGCTCCGCCTCATCCGGCAACTTAAAGAACGCATAGAGAAAGTGCTGTCTGAACAATCTTACGAGTATCTGAATGGGATTAAATTACTTCCACCACCTATGAGTTTCTTACCGCCGAAATAGACCGCTGATTTCATCCATTAAAAAACTTGGGGTTGTATATACGATGCCATCGCTCTCCTTTGAAGAGGATAAGGAAGCACGACCCATTGCTATTGTCAAGGGTGGCGACTATGACGGTGAAATCCTCTATCTCCACGAGGATGAGAAGAAGAGCAAGAAGGGACGCAACACCGAAGTGTCTGCCGTCCGGTATGAGAAGGACTTGAAGCATCTCAAACCGGTTCAGAGGGTCGCCGTCTTCAACCGTATCCAAGACGGCATTCGCAAGGGCGACGAGGACTTGCTCGGTGAGGATGAGATTGTCAAGACGCTCTACAAGAAGATTAAGAAGGACCAAGAGCGTGATACGACTATCAACCTACCGGACGACAGCACCTTTGCCCTCATTCCGTCGCCAGACCCCAAGAAGAGAGAAGTCTGGTATATCGCTGGAGCTTCCGGCAGTGGAAAATCATATGTCGCACGGCAACTTGCCGAAGGATATAAGAAGTTGTTCAGCGGTCGTCAGATATACCTCATTAGCAAACTCAACGAGGATAGCACTCTGGACACTATGAAGATTGGCAAACCGAAACGCATCAATGTCCAGACCCTTGTGGAGGACTATCCGTCGTTGGACGAGTTCAAGGATTGTATGGTCATCTTTGACGACTACGATACCTTCACTGGACCGGAAGGCAAGGCGGTTCAGACACTGATTGATGATTTGGCAATTCAAGGTCGCCACAGCAACACGACTATGCTGTGTCTGACCCACTACATCACCAACTACAAGAAGACACGCCTACTGCTCAACGAAGCAACCCACTTCGTCATCTACCCTCAAGCGACATCCTACCACGCTCTCAAGTATCTCTTGACCACCCACATTGGAATGGACGCAGAGGAAGTCAAACGCCTACGGAAACTCGGTCGCTGGATTTGCGTCGCCAAGAACTTCCCTCAATATCTCATTAGTCAGCATTTCGCAAAGGTGCTTCACCAAGAATGAGACTGATTAATTTAGAAGCAGTATATATACAATGGCAACATCCACACTTGCGGAAATCCAGACTGGACACGAACTGGGTCTCGCCTATCTCTCCGACATCCCAGCGGTGGCGGATACCATCGCTCAAGGTGCGAACATCGTCATTACGACTGCTGGAACGGTCAAGACTATCAATGCCACCGTGCCTATCCAGACCATCACCAATGGTCAGAACATCACCGTCTCCTATGACCCAGTGCTGTTCAAGGAGACTATCACTGGCGTCAGTGGATATACCGTAAGTGCGACAAATGCTCTTTCAACTGGCATAAGTGTATCTGGACAGTATCAGACGCCGAGTTATGCGAACTTTGGTGGCAGTTCAACTGCGTTGTCTGCTCTGCCTACCGCACACGGAAAGGGATTTCTCCAAGTGGATGTTCTCAACCTTCAAGCGACCTTTACCACTAACGCAGCCTTCGCACCGCTGGGTGCCTTTTTAGTCGTTCAGTTCTATGATACTACGACAAGCACTCAACTTGGTCAGAGTTTCGTTCCTTTCCCCACGCCGACTGGAAGTGCCACCACTTACACGGCGACCATAACGGCTGCGACGGTTCCGATGCTTCTGACAAAGACCACTGGTGCGGTTCCGACGACGGATGCTATCCAGTGCCGTGTCGGATATGGCGGTAATGCCACCATTCTCACTATGGTAATTGGGTCTGGAGCGGATATCAATCTCAATGGTGCTGTATCCTCAACGCCGTGATTTTGACTAATAAAAACCGCAGTCAAGACTATAGAATGAGTGCTTCCGGATTAGAAGACCCTCAAACGAAAACATCGCTCGGCTTCACAAGTGGTGGTGGGTCATCAACTGCGGTTCCTTTTGTTGTTGCCAGTGGTTCTGCTTTTCCAGACGAACAATCAATCCCAGCTGTCGCAGACATTATTGACCCTATACCCTTCACTCCTCTCACAGATGGGACATTGGTTGCCACTACTTCCATTATTATTGTCAATCACGCAGACACTGCGATTGATTATATAATGTATTTAGTAAATGGAGATAATTTCGGTGAGAATGTAGGACATTTGTTATCTGGAATAGTTCAAACAGAAATAACGCAAGGGGCAATAAATCTCACTGCTGGTTCAGACAATACATTGGAATGGAAGACTGGAAAGTTTGCTATTGATAGTGGTTGGAAAGCAACTTGGTCATTCATCTTCTACCCTACACCGCCTTCAAGTGATGCCAATCTCAAACTAAAGATGGGTGTTGTTAATCCCATAGCAAAGAGTGTCAATCCCAATGTCCAGACTGCCGTCATCAAGCAGAGTGTAGATAAGGAAATCACCATCCAGTGGGACAAGGCGTCTCCTAACCAAGCACAACTCTATTGGGGTTAGGTGTGCTGATAGAACTGCGGATTACGAACAACAAATTGAAGGGCATCAATAAGCCGGAGGAGTGCTATATATTCATCACTATTGCGTTCCAATGAACTCAACAGCGATGTAAGGCGGTGGATAAGGTCTCGGAGGAACCGGTCGGAGATGCTGTAGCGGATAGGCACCATTCTGTCTGGGGTGGGGATTTAAAGAGGGTCAAGTATAATGACAAGAAATAGAAGATAATGATAACAGTTATGTAGGGTGTAGAATATAATGAAAAGTGTTTGTGTAGGTTGTGTAGGGTCGTGTAGCCTAAATCGCAGAGTTTGGCGGTTGGACAAACGATTTTTTGTCCCTATAGAGAAAGTTTGCGATTTTGCTTACACAACCCTACACAACCTACATTGACTTTTGAGGATTACATCACAAACTGCCGAAACCCCTAAACTGCGATTTACCCTACATTGATGAGAATAGGTTTGAAATCCCCACGCCTAAAAACTTTCCCCTACACAAATGGATGCCCAAACACTAATGACCGGTTCTGTAGGTGGCATTTCTGTCGCAGCCCTCTTCGGACTTGCTGTTGTCGTCTATAAGGTCGTCAATCACCGCCGTTGCCGTTCGGTTTGCTGTGATAAGCGTATGGAAGTCAGTCTGGATATAGACACTACGACACCCACCGGTAATACGACGCCACCAAAATCTAACCCTCTCATAAAGGATGGATATCAAGCAAGTTGAAGCCTATGCTCTTGGCGACGATGACCTTCAGAAGATACTGCCCAATAGCCACATCTTCACCTATCCCTACCTCAAGCAAGTTAAGGACATTGACGAGATATTTGACGACAAGGGACGAGCATTGATGCTGTATCTGACGGAGGATAAGCACACTGGACACTGGGTTGCCCTCCTACGCTATCCAGACCATATTGAGTTCTTTGACCCTTATGGAGAGCGTCCAGACCACGAACTGACTTGGTTAGGTATGGGCAAACGAGTGGAACTGGAAGAGAGCAAACCGCTCTTGTCCAAACTGCTACGAGAGAAGGGTCTTCCGGTTGTCTATAACAAGCATCAATTCCAGCAAGACGGTGCTGACATTGCTACTTGTGGTCGCCATTCTGCGTGTCGTCTGCTCTTCAAAGACTTCACGCTCCCACAGTATGCCTCAATGATATCAAAATCCGGTCTCTCACCAGACGAGTTTGTCAGTCGCATAACATTCCCACTGATTAAAAAGTAAGCAGAGTATATATAGGATGTCAATGAGAAGCAATGTCTCCTTCACAGTAGGTGCTGGAACACCAGATGACCCAGACATTGTCTATTACAATGCCGACATCATCAACGATAATTCGCTGAACCCAGTTGCGATTGGGAATGACCCAGTTGTCCGGTTCCAAGAGACACGCTCAACTGCCCTCATCAAGGACATTAGTCAGTTCTACTTCTCTATTGTTCGCTTCACGATGGATGGTCCTAACAAGGACTTGCCCCTCTTCCTTCCCACTATTCAACTGGGGCAACCGGACATCAATCTGACCTCGTATTCTATTGGTATCAAGTTCAATCCACAGACGACATTCACCTACAAGGATTACTCTGGCATCCCCAATGTCTATGCTCAAGGATTTGTCAAGTATATCACCGAAACAGCACCGTATCTGGGTGGCAAACTGCCGTTCCCCAATCCGCCTCTGACAAGTCAAGACATTCGTGGTGTCTATTACTTTGTCTATACATACCAGCACTGGCTTGACCTTTGTAATCTCCTCTTTGTCCAACTGACCACTGACGACCCTCTTGCTCCGTCTGCCTACTTCCCTCAAGGCAATGTTGCCTATCAGTTCGCAATGACCTACGGTGCGACCACATCTCATATCGTGGATACAGTAGCGGAACTGCCTACAGCGTCGCTACACACTGGAGAGACTTGGACGACAAGGGAGAACGGTCGGTTCTACACGAGCAGTGGAACGGCGTGGGTTCTCCAGACCTCTCCGGCACTACCCCAGTCCAACCAACCGCCCCAGTTCCAGTTTGATGCGAACACTGGTCTCTTCAGTCTCTATGTCCCAGACCAGTATCTCTATGCCAATATCGTGCCTCCGTTCCTCCAACCGACTACCTACACAATGTATTTCAACACCAATATGTTCGGTCTCTTTGCTAACTTAAGCAATTACTACATCGGCAATGAGAGCAACGGTCAAGTCAATCAACTCATCTTCCAGAACAAGCTCTTCAAGAACTACTATGCTGACCCAACTGGCAAGTCTTGGTTTATCTCAACCCAAGAACACGAAAGCACCTCGTCGCTGTGGTCTCCGATATCGTCTCTGGTCTTCACCTCAACGCTCATCCCCATCTTCCCAGAGAACACCGGTCAGCCCATCGTCTATGGTGGCACCAACAACTACGCCAACCAGAATTCCTCCACGAGTGCCTTCCAGCCTATCATTACGGACATTGCCCTTCCGATGGCATCCGGCTATGACTACCGAACCTTCATTGAATATGTCCCTACGGCGGAATAC